ATTTAAATGCGCATGGTCAGGCCCTAAATGAAAGGGGAGACCTTAAAACTCAAAATGTTGGAGGCGTGGTTGATGGAGCGATGGACCAGGTGCCATTAGGTAAGCCGCTTGGTGAAGCAGAAGTCGACAAACATGCTGACACATCCCCGTCAGAGACTGATAAACAGCCTTTGATTAAATTCGTGCCTGCTAAACAACCTTGCCCTGGAATGGTGAGAGCTGTGGCGGATGCTGCGAGTATTGATTCTCTTGAGGAGTACAACCATGAGGGGAGATGGATTAAATGTACTGCTACTCAAAATTTCAAGATCTACAGTGATCTCGTTGAGAATGGACCAACTCCTGAATTTTATTTCGGGAGCATGCCCGAGACTTTGGATCAGATGGTCCGAGCTACGAGGTTGGCCCGTCTTGATGACCAAGACACTGTTGTTATAGAAACTACGAGTACAACGGGGAACGGTAACCCCACCTCTGACAAGACCGTAGGTGGTAAGGAGGTCCCACCTAAGAAGGAAGACCCCCCATTCTTGATGCCTCCTAAGGAGGCGACTTTTGTAATACCCTCAAGCACGGGACTGCCAGCGTTTGTGCCCCCTAAAAAGGAACAGCGTTTGGTTCGCGGTCACAGTGCCCTGTTAGTCACAATGGTCGTACGGGCCGTTGCGCTGGGGAGTGTTGAGTTTGGATTGAGTAAGTTTGCTCCAGCGGACTATTCAGTTGCACAAACTGTCGCAATTGAGGAGTATGAGTCGGTCGAGGATGTGACTTTGAAGTCGCTAACTGTTGATGTTGGTCTTCTTAGTAAGTTGTTGAAGCTTAGAGCTTCTGAGTTAATGGACGATTATAAAGACTTTGTTCCTTTATACTCCACTGTTAAAAATCCTAGCCTGGAAAGTTATCGAAACTACCAAGCTTGGCTTATAGCTGTTTGTAAGAGACCATGGGGTACATCTGTGGTTAACTTGTATGAGAACGTCAATGTTACGACGGCCTTTTCGAAGACCCTTGTCAATGATAAGGGGAACGGGAAGGATAAGGATAAGAAGCCGAAGGAACTCACTCCAGTAGAGCTTGTCGAGGCCTCCATTGAGGAGGTTAAGGTGGTTGAAATGGAAGAGAAGGTTGGCTTCTTCCAGTCCATATGGGAGAAACTTAAGGGTACACCCGCTAAAATATCGGACTCGGTTGAAAAGCTGAAGTCTGATATTGTCGAGGAAGTTGTAACTGAGGCTGTTAATACGGCTATCAGTACCTCTTCATTTATTAAAGCGGCTGAGAAGGGAGTAGATAAGGCTAAAGCTAAAAGTGTGGAGTGGTGGAGTGATTTCAAGAAATGGTTGGATGAGCATCCTACTCAGTTCACTATAAATTTGGTTACCATATTGGTTGCCATTTTGGGAGCTGCGGGGTATGCGCACCTGCTGTTGAAAGAACAACCGCCGCTATCTCAAGGCACTATGTTCATTAATTTTTTGCCCGATAATTTGGATCTTATGTTGCGTGATCGGGAGCAACCTGAAGGTAAGATGTATGACTCAAAACTTGGGTCTTTTATAAGCATATTCTGGAAGTATCTTGCAGGCTTGTCGGCAGGATTGACGGGGCTTGGGCTGGTCACTGGAGCAGTCAACTCGTCGATCTTTACATGGATTTCGTTTTCGCTCCGTGAGATGCGACATCTAGTTGGAGATGAGTCAGCCTGTGATGAGGTTGAGGTCGATATGCGTAATAGACTTGTGGAATTGCAAAATAAATTGACGCTCCCATGTAAAACTGAAGCGGATAAAACCGCGCGTGGAGCTGCACAGGTAGAAACCATTGTGCTGGCCGAACAATTACGGCTGGTAGCGAGGGCTAAATCTGGCAAGTTGACGTGGGGTGAGCGATGGGAGATGTTCCTTTATGGGACTAAAAATTGGTTGGCGGGTGTTAATTGGAAGAAAGTGCTTGCATTTGTTGCCTTCATGGCGGCTGGATGTTTCATTTTCGCTGGAGTAGCGTATTATCATGGTGTGCTAGGTCAAGTTCCTAGTGCTGCCGTTGCGGGAGCAAGAGCTATCCGTGATGGAGCTGCTAATACTTATACCCAGATTGGGAATGAATTGCATTTGAAACCGGTTGAGGCACCGCCTTCACAACCTGAAGGACTACTGCAGAGTATAAAGACGTTTTTTACGGGGAAACCTGTGGAGGAGCCTAGGCCTGTGGTGGAAATTGACGCGGAGTATTTGACTCCGTCAGAAATGAAATTATTGACAACTACGATCACCTCCCGCCATGCGATTGAGCAGGAGGAAGATCCGTATACTAAAGCTGCTAGGTTACGACTTCGTGGGGCTTATCGGTCTCTTATTGAGGCAGCCGACCTGATACTTCAGTTGGTTAACGACGAAACGGTTGGCAGTCTCAGGGGGGAATTGATTGGCGAGCTGGTTACAGGACTTGATGGTGATTATGCCGAACAATGTAAAGGAGAGGTCTTCTTTTTCCAAGGAGTTGGGAAGGAGACGCCCGAAGGTAAAGGCGGAAAGAATCGAGGCTATAATATGGCTCACGCTACTATGGAGGAGAATCGAAGACAGCGCGATAGAGAGAGAGAAGAAGATCGCTGGGAGAAACGTCAACGCGAACGTGAGGACGCCGAGGAAAGGCGGCGAGAGAACGAAGAGCGTATATATGTTCGCCAGCAGATCAAAGAGCTTAGAGCTCAGAGAGAGTCCTTAGAGGACCATATGAGAGAATTGCATACACATGGCAGTAAGGCCAAACACCAAGAGGTGTTTAATAAAATGGCCGACGCCATGGAGGATATGAAAGGTAAGTTGATTCATTATTATGGACGACTCGCCCAAATTAATAATAACGCTAGAGCCCGGGCTGCGGCCCGGCGAGGGAGAAACTATGGAACTGCATCGAAAGGCAATGGTCCGATGGGTGAAGGAACACCGAATACCGCTGTCTCAGTTACCGGTGTGGGAACAGCGTCTTTCTTGCGAGCCGCGAAAGCATTGGGACCGAATCCTTTTGCTCAAGCGAGTCCTGGTGATCCTGGTACCGCGGCAGAGGCTCGTCTTCGGGGAATCGAAGAAGCTCTTGGTAAATTGGCGGGTGCAATTAGCGTCCTATCAAAGCCTAGAGAGAGTACTCCACCAGCGGGACTGGGACCCGGTGGGACTAGTGCGGCTGGAACCACTACGACTACTACTAAGCATCTGCGAAGAGTGCCAGAGGGTAGCTGGGATGGAACCGCGCCGAATGTACAGGATCAGACTGAGTACCAAGCTTTAGAAGCTATGGAGGCTCTGGCGAAACAAATGAATGAGGGTTTGACTGCCCCCGTCCCGGAGAAGAAGAAGTATCCGGCACGTAAATGTGATCATTGCTCCGGTCGTCATCCGTTTAAACCGTGTCAAAGGTGCGGAAAGGAGCATTGTTTCAAGGATGAGAGTAAATGTACTTCTCCACCTCCGTGGAAGAAGCCTGCTCAAACATACGCACAAGTTGCCGCAACTGGCACTCCTGAAGCCACCACTGAGCACGTACCAATCAACCCTGAGGATATTAGGGATTCTTTGATGGTAGCTGTGTCTGGTGAGAAGGTTGATGGGGAGAACATGCGTACTTCTGCGTGGAAAGTTATTTCCAACGTTAGTGGTGCGAATGAAACATACTTGGCGTGTGTGACGCACACTATACGATCACCTGGATCAAAATTGGAGTGGGGCGGTAAAACGTTCTCGCTTCCTGATATAACGAAACCCGTTTGGTTGTTCCCCTTCGCGAGTCCAGACTTATGTCTACTCCCGTGGAGTTACTGGAATGGGGCCTGTCCGCTTCCAAAGAAGGCGTTTCCACTGTCGCAGGTGGAGAACAGGTTTAATTGTATGTTTGCTGGGAGAGATCCATTGTCTAAAAACTTTGTGGTCGCCCCGGTGGGGATGTCCAAAATTGAGGGATATAGATTGAGATACAACGTAAGTACTGTCAATTGGTCTTGCGGTTGTGCGATAATTGAATTCAAGAAAAGTGGTTGGTTTATCGTAGGAATGCATACTGGCACCTACGGTAAAACGGTGAATGATTGCAATTATTGTGATATGTTCACCCCCAAGCCAAAAAACTAAATGAGCCGGCCTCGCGGGGGCTTACTGATACCCCCGAGGCCCGACCTCCCCCGAAAGATTCGAGGGAGTTGCCCTACGATCCTGGAGAATTGCTCTGGGATTCGCCTGAGGTATTTGAGAATTATGAAAAATTGGAGCCTTTTAAGGTTCATGATGTTATCCGATGTACTAAGTACAAGACACCCTTGGCTAAGGAACGAGATAATTATTATAGATTTGAGGATTATTTGTTTTCTAAGGCACCGGAGGATTTAAAAACTAAGCTCATTGATCGGGCTGGTGCGTTTTACAGGGTTGTTGGTACTGTCGATTCTATCGACAAGTCTATCCGTAAAACTGATTTCCCCCGAGCGACTAAATATAAAACTGATCCTCATTGGAGAACAGCGAAGGCATACACGTGGGACATGTTCTTTGACGTGTTACAGCGTAACTGGCACATGGCTACGATGGATGAGATCTGGACAGTGCTGGATTTGGACACGGCCTGCGGTGTGCCATTCGCCCTGTTAGGGTTTAGGAAAAAGAAAGATTTTATGTCTAGTGAGTATTGTATTCACTTTTTATTTGATGATCCTCGTAAGTATCGTCCCCCAGTTTGGAAAACGGCAGGTAAAATGGAGTGGTATCCTCTACATAAGTTGCTTAGTGGAGATGTCCGCACATTTATCATACCGCCTATGCACCTATTGTACTTTCAAAAGGTATTGTATCATGCGCAGAATATAGCGTTGATGCTTTATAAGTGGAGTGCGTATGGATTTGACCCTTACCATGGAGGGACTGATAGACTTGCGAAGAGATTATGTATTAACAATCGTTTTGTTTACTATGATGTTAAGAGCTGGGATAGGCTTTTGCCTATTATGCGGAATATATATAAGCTGCGTAATAGGGCAATACCTGAGAGATGGCATTGGTTGTGTAAGTGGGTTACTGAGAATACAGTTAGCTCCTATCTTCTACTACCTGATGGTAGGATAATTTATAAGGAGAATGGGAACAATTCTGGTTCCGGTAACACCACAACTGATAATATTATTGGCCACTCTTTTATAACAGCCACCTGGCTTTTACACCTCTTTGATGGTGATGAGAGTAGACTTGACGAGGCAGTCGTCACTCTTTTTGGTGATGACAATGTTTCTTCTATTCCCGAAACGGGATATACTAAGGAGTACACTGAGAAAATTTTGCATACGGTTTTTGAAGAGTTCGGTATGACTCTTGACCCTTGTATGGTCGTTGATGACCTAGAAGGAGTTGAGTTTCTTGGATTTCGATTTAAACGATATGCTTCTTGGTGGATACCAAAATATGATACGGCGCGGCTTTTAGCTGCGTTTTGTTATGATTATGAGAAAATGCCACTGCCAGCCATGTTGTCAAAGGCTTATACCTTGACGGTGATGGCGGCGGGGTGTGATGATGATACTTTTGAAATTATGGGCCGGATCTTTGAGTCCTATTTAAAGGAACTTGAGGATGAGCAGGACCCGACAATCCAAGCGTATGTCCATCTCGGCGCGCCGCGTTTCGTAGATTGTTTAGCTTTTTACCTAGGCTGGGAAGCCGGGTCTAAAGTTTCGACGTTGTTTGATTTTTCTTACTCTAGGGAGGTAATGGAAGGTACAAATAGAGAATATTTGGATCACAATGTCAGAAGCAAAAGCAATCAAAGCTGCGAAGCGCAGAGAGCGGAAGAAGATGAAACGTAAGGAAAAGCGAAAGGTGGCGGCGGCCGTGGCTAAAACTGCGGTCGTTAGTCGTCCTCCGCGACAACGGCGGAGAGCTGGACGTCTCCCGACAGCTAGTCAAACGATGAATTCGGCTAGTATGGGTGGAGGTGGAAGGTATTTTCGTAAAGGATATGGGAAGGATCTTGGCGGACTTTTGGGTGAGGGAGTTCAAGGGATAATGGATGCTATAGGATTTGGAGATTACCGTATAAAAAGGAACTCTTTGATCTCGCACATTAATACCGGGACAGACCCGCCCACCGTCAGGAATAACTTTCGGGGTGAGGGTACTGTTATCCACCACCGAGAGTTTATTGGGAATTTGAAATCAGGCGTGTTTCGTGATGGAACGACGGCCACTGAGTTTACAAAGTTCGCTTACCCGATTAATATTGGGAATTCAAATTTGTTTCCATGGGGCTCTACAACTTCGGTTAATTTCCAGGAGTGGGAGCCTAGTGGTATCTTAGTTGAGCTGAAAACCACAAGTTCTAATGCTACTTTGGACTTGGCGATGGGAGCGATGTTTTGTGCGGTCGATTACAATTCATTAGATCCTGCGCCTTCTTCGAAGAGGGAGCTTGAAAACATGGAATACGCCATGAGTCAGAAGCCTAGTACTTCTATTGTTATGCCTGTGGAATGTGCGCGTCAAAATACGCCGCTAACCCACTTGTATATTTCACGTGATTTAGATTACCAAGGGGGGGATCAGCGCCTCTATAACCTTGGTGTTCTGTATGTTGGTAGTGAGGGTATTCCCGCTGAGGAGGCAGATATTGCTGAGATTTGGATTACCTATGACATTACCTTGTTTAAACCGATTTTGGGCAGCGAGTTTTTAGTGGAGGCTGCAATTATTGATTCGTCTTCTAATACGAACGATTTTCCCTTCACCAATGCCGTTGTCCGTTATGATCCGCATGGACTCATTGCCGAAACTAATTTGACGAGCTTCTCTTTTGAGGTTAGCCCGCATGGTTATGGCAAGTGTTTTATGATGATTGTAAATAATGGAGCCACGTTATTTGGAGCCACTATTAGTCCACTGTTAGATTTGTCAATTTCGGGTGGCGTTGAGTATATCTTCGCCTGTCAAATGTCGGGGTCTGACCCCGCTGTTAACTCTGCCGCCTACTGTTATCCTTCGGGGGCGGACAGACCGTGTATTATGTTGAACACAGTAGGATTTGTGATGTTTAGGGTGCCTGATACGCCGACTGCGCAAGTGGTTGTATCGATCGTGGATTGGGATACTCCGAACACTGGCTCTGCTAACGTTGGGAACATGTTTTTATTGCGAATTCCAGATTTTGAACAGGAGAGTCAAACGGGGGAGTTACATGCCAAACTGGCCGCGCGTTCTGCTAACAGAGCGTGTCGCGTTGGACGAGCATTACCTCCGCAGAGGCCTTCTGCTACAAAGGCGTTCGCATCGAAACCGTTCACCAACCAGTCGTTAAAGACTGAACGTGGCGATGAAAAGAGAAAGCAAACTCTTAAAAGACTCCGTGCTGAGCAGGAAACTCAGCCCGTGGATGCTATAACAAAAACTTTACCGGCCGAGACTGGTGGTGAAAAACCAGGCCTTAAGGAAATGGACGATCCGTCTACAACGTCAAGCTCTGACGATGATGGGGGTATGATTATTAGGACTTGCCCGGCTACTAATGTCAAAATACCGGAGACTTATGTTACAACTAAGTGTTTCAGGAAAATGGCATGGTATGGGCATAGGTACCGAACGCTAACCTCGGTCATGAGCTCAGGTTGTTTGGACGGAGGTTCAACCACCAGCGAACAAGAGCGCAAGCGGAAGTTAGAGAAGTTACGGAGTAAGGCAATTGCCAACTTCGGACCTGAATTTACCGTGCGACTCTTTGCTCTGCCGACGAACGGGTAGAACGAGTGCAGTCCATACTGCGTGTGGGCGATTTCACTTGTTCTCGGACTCGGAAATCTTCGGGCTGGAGTACAGGCGATGCGCCTTTGCGAAGTGTGGACCTGCTTAATGCTTGTTTTGCACTGTTCCTTGACGAGAC